TTTAAATTTCTGCCAGGACTAGGATTTTATGGCTTTGGACTCATTCATATGATTGGCGGACTGAGTCGTACGGCAACGGCGGCTCTCCGTCAATTATTAGACGCAGGAACGTTATCCAACTTACCAGCAGGTTTTAAACAAAGAGGTGTTAGAGTCAGAGACGAAGCAGCTCCAATACAACCCGGTGAGTTTAAAGATGTTGATGCACCAGGTGGTAATTTAAGAGATGCTTTCTTTCCACTGCCTTACAAAGAACCATCACAAACTTTATTAAATTTACTTGGTATTGTTGTACAAGCCGGTCAGAGATTTGCGAGTATTGCTGATATGCAAGTGGGCGATGGTAATCAAGCAGCAGCTGTTGGAACAACTGTTGCATTATTAGAACGTGGTTCAAGAGTTATGTCTGCGATTCATAAAAGATGTTATGCAGCAATGAAAAGTGAATTTAGATTATTGTCTAAAATTGTTTCACAATATTTACCACCAGAATATCCATACGATGTTGTAGGTGGTGCAAGAAATATTAAACAAGCTGACTTTGATAACAGAGTCGATGTAATTCCTGTAGCTGACCCTAATATTTTTTCTATGTCGCAAAGAATTACTTTAGCTCAAACACAATTACAAATAGCAACATCAAATCCTACATTGCACAACATGTATCAAATATATCGAAACATGTATAATGCTATAGGTGTAAAAGATGTCGATACAGTTTTACCACCACCGGCGCCAACAGCACCGATAGATCCAAGTTTAGAACACATTAATGCATTAGCTGGTAAACCTTTTCAAGCTTTCCCTGGTCAAGATCACAGAGCACACATCACAGCTCACTTAAATTTTATGTCAACTAACATTGTTAGAAATAATCCTGCAGTTATGGCAGCAATACAAAAAAATATTTTAGAACATATTAGTTTAATGGCACAAGAACAGGTGCAATTAGAGTTTAGAGAACAAATGCAACAAATGATGATGATGCAACAGCAAGCAGCAACTAATCCACAACTGCAAGCACAGCTACAGTCGATGACAAATCAGATAGAATCAAGAAAAGCTATCTTAATTGCAGAGATGACAGAGGAATATATGAAGGAAGAGAAACAAATTACGTCACAATTTGACAATGATCCTCTTTTAAAACTAAAATCACGTGAAGTTGACCTTCGTGCGATGGAAAATGAAAGAAAAAGAGACGCCGATAAGGCTGATGAGGACCTTGCAAGAGCAAAATTAATGCAAGCGCAAGAAATTTCAGAAGATAAAATGGAACAAAACGAAGATTTAGCTAAATTAAGAGCTGGAGTTAGTCTTGCAAAGAGCGGTGTACAACAAGCGAAAGTTATGATAGACGATAATTAATAAAAAGGAGCAAAAAATGGAAAAACTTGATAAAATTAAAATAGTTAACGTTGCAGAGCAAGAAGTTGAGATAGATCCAAGATCTAAAACAACTGCTGACCAAGCGTTTAATTTTATTGGCACTGGTGGACCTGAAGAAGAAGTACAAGGTCAAGGTGCTGTAAGACCAGATAAGAAAAGAAAATCTAAAGCGTACTAATTATGTGGTTATCGGCAATAAAATTAGCCGTTTCTGCTGGAAGTAAGATTTACGCTAACAAACAGAAGACGAAAATGGCAATGTCAGAGGCAC